GATCGCCTTCGACGCTGATTGGTTTACGCAGAATTAGACCAGTTGCTGCTCGGATCAGGCGCTGTGTGTATGGCGTGAATACAGAACGGTTTACACGAGCTAAATACGCTGTGTAGTCCTCGCGTGGTTCGAGCGGCAGGAAGGTTTCGCTGTTTGTGCGTAAGTAATCAGTTCCTGAAGTGACAGCTTTCATAATCTCCCAGCCCTTCATCTGGTCGATTACGGCCCGTGTCCTGACAAACGGACTGTCAACACTTCCCATGTAGGAAGAGCTGACAAGGTGCGTTCTAACAAGACCAGGGACGGAGTAAGTCATGACACTTCAGAGTTGAGTTACTAACAGCCCCATCGACGACGAGCGGCTTTACCCCGTTCACCAGTCCAGTTACGACTTCGAGCGCAGAAAGAACGCTTACGGGCAGCTTCTTCTTTTGTTTTTGGCTTACCTGTGACCGGTGCTTTTAGGTTGGAACCTGTTTTTCGGTTGTACTTAGCCCGACCTTTAGCGGTCAGGCCAGCGCCTTTACTGGCAGGCAGTTTTTCGCCACGTCCAACACTAAGGTTGGGGCCACGTTTACGCTTTTTGCGCTCTGCCATAACCTTAAGGTCAGATGCCGCTTGTAATGTCGCCGGATGTGATGAAATTGCAAGTAACTACTTGCAAATCACCAGTCGTGGCTGCTACATCCATACTGGTAATAATCCCACTGAAAACAAAACTTTTGTTTCCGGCAGTTTTAGTGAAAAGCTCAAACTTTGCGTTTGCCGGGTCTTGAGCTACAAGCGCTTCGTCAATTACATCAGCAGCAGCATCTGCAGCGCTGTCGTCGTAAACCAGCTCAAGAGTTCCTGAGCCTGAAATCATGCTGCCAACATACGAGCGAGATGTTTCGCCGTGACGACTGCAGTCCAAGGTGTCCTTGGTAATGTTCAACGTCCAACTGCGCGTTCCAGCGACAGCTTGTAAGGTGCCGCCATCCTTATCAAAGGAAACGGAGCCCTCTTCACCGCGTACAAAAGCCATGAGTAGACATAGGAAGGGTCTATAGCCAACAGTCTAACCGTTCGCATTGCAAAGACCATCTCAAGACTTCTTTTTCTTGGCCTTGCGCCGCTTATGCTGATAAGAAATCTTCTTTGAACCAGTCTTTTCTCTCTTAAACCGAGCTTTTTCGGCTGGTGTCATCTCTTTTGTTGTTTTAGGCGTTTTATCTGACACCCGCCTTGATGGACGACACGCTGGGTATTCGCGGTCTTCGCCCTTAGAACGGCCACAAGGCTTTCCGGTCTTTACATCGACCCACTTTTCGTCAAACCATCTGCCAAGGCCACCGCGACCTTTACTTTTTGGTTTTGCGGGTTTTCGTGGTTTTTTGCGTTCCGCCACTGGTTACCTTGCGATAGGTGCCGCCGCGCTTTTTATACTCGCGCACCAGCCACGCATTTGCATACGCGCTTGGGTAAACGTCGAATTTACGCTTGGCGGCGGCTTTGACGCGGGCGTAAAGGGCTTTATTGGTTGGCTCGTTTCTAGCAGCCATGGCCGTGGCGCATCTTTTTAGAGCCTTTCTTTACTGCCTTCTTTTTCTTAGGCGGACGGCCCTTCTTTGTGCCGTAAGTTCCAGGGCCCTTAGGCATGGCGCAAAATGCGACGACAACACCAGTCTAAACCAGTTAGTACAGCCTGTAACTGGTGGTGCCGAGGGTTTCGGGTTTTGCCAAGTTGAATTGTTGGAGGCATAAGTAGCCGAAGGCGTCGAATGCGTGGTCTACGCCTAAGTTTTTGTTGGGGAGGCCGGTGCCTGGGGCGTAGGTGAGGGTGCGGAGGGCTTTGATCAGTTCTTTGCAGCGGGGGTGGATTAGGACGCGGCGCGTTCCAGACGCATCTAGTAATCCGGTGTTGACGGCGGTGATTTTGTCGCGGATTTTCCAGGGGGAGCGGGGGGATTGGACGTTGAAACCGCTGCGGCGGAGGATTGCGTGGTCGGTTACGCCGACTCCGCTGGTTTTGCGGGCTCCGCCAGTTGGGTCGGGGCAGGCGATGATTCGTCGGTCCACGCCATAGCGGCGGGTTACTTCTTCTGCGAAGTCCCAGGTGGTTGCGCCGCCGGTGAGCATTATTTCGTCGAAGACGTAGAGGTTTTGGTCGTGTTTGACGGCGACGATGCCGCTCATTGGGTCAACGTTGAAGTCCACGCCTAGGAGCAGGGGTTGGATGGAGATGTCTTTTGCGGTGGTGGATATGTTGTCGTCGGAGAAACTTATGGCGACGAGGCCGGTTAGGTTCTCGAAGCTGGCTTCAAATTCTTGGCGGAAGGTTCGTTGGTCTAGTTGTGCGCGAGCGGCTTCAACTTCTGTGGGGCTGACGTTACCGCCTTCGATGGTTGTGAAGCTCCAGCGCTTCCATAAATTGCTGGTGTCTTCTTCGACGAAGCACCATAAGTCGTAAAACCAGCTGGCGGTGCCGTCGGGGGTTGAGATGAATAGGGCCCAGCCTTCTTTGTCGGCTAAGGCGGGTCTTATGACCTCGAACCAGACCTCGGCGTCCATGAATGCGGCTTCGTCGAGAACTACCCCGCTGAGGCTGCGGCCACGCAGGGCCATGGCGTTTTCAGTGCCTTTTAGTTCGATTGTTGAGTCGTTTATTAGGTCCAGGCGGAGGTCGGTTTCGTTCTTTGTGCGGATGTATTCCTTAGGGACGATCTTTTTTAGGGTCTTCCAGGCGATGTCTTTCGCCATGCGGTAGGTGGGGGCGCAGTAAAAGAAGGTTTCACCGGGGCGTTCCAGGGCTTTGGTGAAGAGTTCGACGCAGGAGAGGTAGGACTTGCCGAAGCGGCGGCCTGCTACGAGGACTCGGAATCTATTTTTTGCGCTGAATACTTCGCCTTGCGCGGGACGAAGACTTAGGTCGAGTGTTTTTGTCGCCAAAGAGCGGATTTACTCGGGTTTTTCGATCTTAACCTTAATTTCGGGTAATGTGCTACTTACTTCTGGTTGGTCGCAGCCGACCATACGGGCCAGGGAATCGAGAACGTTTGCGGCGGTTTGCATTTGGCCGCGTTTGATGGCTGAGTTGTAGAGGCGTGAGCGCATTGAGAAGATTCGGGAGGCCATTTCCTCGCGTTCGCGGTCAAAATCTTCGCGATTTAGCGCTTGGACGGCTTTCCAGTCGCGGAATGCGGTGGCACGTCCCACCTGTTCTTTTGATGCGTGGTCGAGAACAAGTTGGAGGGCAGGAAGTCCTTCGAGTTGACGGCGGTACAGCCGCATGATGCGTGCTTCCTGGATGTCCTTCGGGTTCTTAGGACCACCGAATCGTTTTACTTCTTTGGGTTCGGAGGTGTTTTCATCCATAGCAAAAGGCACGACCTTTTCGGACACATTAGCAAGTTATATCGCCAGAGATATAGGTGCTCTTTTAAACAGGGGGTGTGCTACATTGTGTTTGCTCTTCAACCCCTGCCCCCCGGTAGCACAATAGAAAAGTTTGGCGGTATTTATTTAAGTTCCCCGCAAACCGCTAGGGTATGTGCGATTTGCTACCCCACCCCGTCACATGTAGCACATAGATTTGTATCACATTGACAGACAGGGTGGCAGGATGTAGTATACTAAAGAAGTGAGAGGGAGAGGCTCAGCCCTTACTCTCACTAGCGGGTCCGGCATTTTCAGCCGGGTCTGTGCTACAATAACCACAGTTCAAAGGAGGCAACCGACCGAACCGCACCAAGTCGAGCCACGGCACGCAAGCCGAAGCGGCGTTAGATCCGGCCTCAGGCGAAAGCCTCCGGCGACCCACCGCAAGCGGACATCCACGCCGAAGCTCGCTCACGCTTCACGCTTCGCACCTTGAAAACAACCGTTAAAGCCGGGGAGATATTCGATCTGTTCCTTCTCTTTCTTGTCATGAACAAAACGACTCAGACAACATTCAAAGGACTCAGCGGCTGTGTGGTCGAGCTCTACTCGTCAGGGTGGAGTGACGACAGTTCAATAACAGTCCGCGATACTTCGGGCGGCGATTCCGTAGTGATGGAGGGTCTTACCACGCAGTCCCTGCGCGGCGGCATCCTGAAATACGTAAAAGACGTGGGGTATCGCGACGAGAGCGCAGAGCGCAGGCAGTTTCTGGGGGATCTCTCCAAAACTATCGCCGACGTGCTCAAGCGTTGGGATGAAAGCAAAGCTAAAGAGGCAGAGGCCCAGGCAGAGGAAGCCGTTTCATGGGAGTCATGAAACGTACTTTCTCTACCGTCATCGCCGGAGTCATCTTCGGCGGTGGCCTCTCCCTGGCTTTCGTTGAGTCTCTCGCTCAGTACCCGAACCAGCACAGCGGCACACAGCCGGTCACTGTTCACACTCTGCGGAGTTGGTAATGAACATCAACCAAGCAGACTTGATTCGTTCGGTTCTTCCCGAAGTACACCAGCGCGTCAGCGCTGGTTGCTTCGATGAGGAAGAACTTTACGAGGGCCTCTGTGTCTTGTGTCGGATGAACTCCGAAACAAGATCAGACGCAGAGTGCGAGACGGTCGCAGACCGTGCTCATTCGGTCATCCTTTCAATGGTGAACCGATGATGACCGTACAAGTGTGGCGGGGCACTCCCGCCGCTGGTGGATTGGGGTGGCTGACCGTTGGCCGCCCCAGATCACGGGCAAGCGCTGAGGCTTTCTTAGGGAAGCTCCAGCGCATCCGCCCTGAGTATTACTACAGGTTGGAGCCGGTAAGCTCCGATTATGTAGTCACCCGCAGTCCCTTTGATCTCATTCGATGACTACTTATTCCATCGTGCGTTTCTACGCTCCAGGGCAGAACAAAAGCAGCAGGGTCATCCGCAGAGGCTTGAGCCTTGAGGAAGCCCAGTCCCACTGCAAACATCCATCAACCCGCAAAGAGGGCGAATGGTTCGACGGTTACACAGAGGAGTGATTATGTGGTCCCTTCCTTTGATCAACCCGAGTACAGATGAGATCGATGATGCTGTGATCGACGCACTGACAATGCAACAGCACAGCAGATTCAGTCTGTGGAGCATACAAACAGGCCAACCAGTGTTGGCCCTGCTCCGCTCTGCCCGCTTCGTGTGCCGTGAGAACGGCGGGAACTTCGGGGTTGTGCTTGAAGGCACGTTGCCTAACTGCAACCTTTACGGCGCACTCCTTCCCGACGGGTCAACGCACACGTGACGTTAAAAACGTTCCGCAACGTCTCACGCTTCCAGGTGTTCGTACCTGAGAAGCGGGGAT